GATCTTGGGCTGCGCGGATACATTCATGCGCTGCAAGATTTGCCCGCCATCGCCTTCGATGAGGCGGCGCGCACCCTCATTCGCACACATCGCTACCCAAATTTACCGTTGCCCGCCGAGTTCCATGCTGCTGCTGAAAAAACCGTGCAGCTTTTGCAACTCTGGGACGAACGCCTAGTTCGGGCCAATGGCCACGCTCTGCGCCTGTGATAACTGCATAGATGCAGGTATAGTCGTCTTTCAAATGCTGCATACATGCAGTATAATCTAACGGTCAGGAGGAGAGACCATGACCCTTTCAGCCCTTGTGGAATCACCGATCCGTCTGCCCCGCAACCAAGGCATTGGCGGCTCGGACGCCATGCGCATCATGGCTGGCGACTGGCTCAGCCTCTATCGCGAGAAGCGCGGCGAAGCGCAGCCCGAAGATCTGTCCAACATCTTCAAGGTGCAGCTTGGGATCTTCACCGAAAGCTTCCATGCCGCATGGTTCTCTCGCCAGACCGGGCTCGATGTCGAGACGGTCGATCACACGCTGACGGGGCGGGACCATGATTGGATGCTCGCCAATCTCGATGGCTGGCTGCCGTCCGAACAATGCTTCATCGAGCTCAAACACACGCGGGGAGGGGCCTCGGCCTGGGACAAAGCCCGCTATTACATGCCGCAACTGCAGCACTACATGGCGGTGAGCGGGTGTAGCCGCTGCTATTTCTCGATCATTCCCGGCAATGAAGAACCGCGCCACGTCGTGGTCGAGCGTGACGATCTCTATATCGACCGGCTCATCGCCATGGAGAAATCCTTCTGGTGGCATGTCACCGAACAGGTCGCCCCCGACATCGCCCCGACCGGCGAGCTTGGGCGGATCGCCAAGCAGGCCGAAGCCATCAAGGTCGATGGTATGCGCATCGCCGACATGACCGCCGTCAATATGTGGTCCGACGCGGCCGGCCGATTTGTCGCCTACCAACAGGCGGCGCGCGAGTTCGAGGTCGCCAAGGACGATCTCAAATCCTTCATCGCCCCCGATGTCGGCGAGGCTTACGGCCACGGCGTCATCGCCAAGCGCGACAAGCGCGGGCGCATCACCATCCGCGCACAGAAGGAAGCCGCCAATGACAATGGCTGACATGCTGGGCGTCATGCTCGAACAGCAGGCGCGCACGCTGCACCGGAACACCGACCCTGAAACAAGCCGCATGGCGGCTGAGCGCGTGGTGCCGAAGCTCCGCAAGCTGCAAGCAGAGGTGCTGGCCTATGCGCAGGGCTGCGGGTTCATCGGGTTCACCGACCTCGATCTCGCCAAGCACTTCAACAATGCAGGCTCTACCTATCGCACGCGGCGCGCCGAATTGGTGCGGCTCGGGCTGATCGAAGATTCATCGAAGATGCGGATCCAAAAGGGCAGGGCGCACACGATCTGGCGCTGCACACAGGAGGGATTCAATGCCCAAACTTAACGCCGTTCTCAATCATATCGAAGCGCTCGACATGCTGGAAGATTTGGCGACGAGCGTGATGGCGCACACCTCTGATGTGCGGCTGCTCAAGCTGGCGACCGATGCGCTCAACCGCATCGAAGAACACGACGAGGCGCTGGCTGTAAACGACAATGCGCGCGAAGCGGAATGGTCTGCCGACAATGACAACTATGCCGACAGTCAAGCGCTGGCCTCGGCAGGCTTCGGCACCGACGAAGATTACGGACACTATGGGGGCAACGATGAAATATAAGATCGTTTGTGAACAGTGCGGGAGCGAAGATGTCAGCATCGAAGCAACCGCCGTGTGGGACAAACACAAACAAGATTGGCGCATGGTCGATTGCTATCCCGACAGTGCGCATTGTCCTGAATGCGTAGAAAGCGTCCGCCTCAAAGATATTGAACTGACATTGGAGACTGCACCATGACTGAGACCCGCAATCTGCACCAGCGCATCGCCGCTGCCATGCAGAAGGTGATCCGTGCCTAAAGGTGTTCACAACGGACCACGTCAAGGTCGTAAACCAACAGACCTCGATGCAAGATTCGAGAGTAAATATATACCTGAACCAAATTCGGGATGTTGGCTATGGACCGGCGTTGTCTGGAAAAACGGTTACGGCGTCATCCGAAAACCATCAACAGGCGGTTGGCTTTATGCCCATCGCGCAAGCTATGAAATTTATCACGGCCAAATTCCTGACAAACATTATGTTTGTCACCGCTGCGATAATCGCATCTGTGTAAATCCAAATCACCTCTACGCAGGCACAGCATCCGATAACAATAAAGATCGGTGGCGTGCTCATAGGAGAAAACAAAATGTCTGAATCTCGTAATTTACATCAGCGGATTGCCGCAGCTATGCGATCCGTGTCGTATATTCAGAAAGAAAAAAAGCAGGGCATGCGTTACAGCATCGTCAGCCACGATGCGGTCACTGCCAAGGTGCGCCCGGCTTTGCTCGATGAGGGCGTGATCTATTATCCGGTGCTGCTCACGCATGGCCAAACCGGCAACCGCACCGACGCACACATTGTCGTGCGCTTCGCCAACATCGATGACCCCAATGACCGCATCGATGTGCCGTCCTTTGGCTATGGCATTGACGACCAAGACAAAGGCCCCGGCAAGGCCATGTCCTATGCCGTCAAATATGCGCTCTTGAAAACGCTCGGCCTCGAATCCGGCGACGATCCCGACGAAGATCAGAACGCCGTGTTCAACAACCCCGTGGTGGTTGCGCTCGAAGCGGCAATCTCATTGGCCATTGATGCGCCCGGCATGTCGGACGCTGCCGCCGAAATCAAGAAGCACTCGCACAGTCTGACGCCCGCCGAAGTGGCGCGGCTGCGTCAATTGTTTGCCGCCCGTCAAAAAGAAATCGCAGCGTAAGGAGGAACCATCATGGTCGCACGTGTCACACTGATCGGCAATCTCGGCAAGCCGCCAGAAATCAAGACCACCCAAGCAGGCAAGAAGTTCGCCCGCTTCTCGGTCGCCGTGAACAAATACGCCAACAAAGAAAAGACCACGATGTGGGTCGACTGCGTGGTGTGGAATGAAAAGACATCCGAGTTCTTGGAAGGCTTTGCCACCAAGGGCTCGAAACTCTACATCGACGGCACGCTTGAGAAGCGCACCTATCAGAAAGATGGCGTCGAAAAACTCGCCGTCGAAGTGCATGTGCCCGCCTTTGGCGGCGACGTGCAATTGCTCTCGCGTCCTGAGAATGGGGCAGGGGGCTCGGCTCCCACACCCATGCCCGCCATGGCCGACGCCGATGATGTCCCTTTCTGAGTTGCGCGAACAACTCCGCACGATGGGCCGCGCGCTACGCGCGGTTCGTCAGGCCAAGCAGGACTCGCTCGACACTGCCGCCTATCACACCGGCATCTCGCGGCTGACCATTCTCAACTGCGAGACAGGGCGCACCGATCCCAAACTCTCAACCGTGCTGGCGCTCGCCGATTATCTCGGCCTCGTCGTCAAGCTCGAACCCAAGGAGAACAGCCATGTCCGACGCGTATCAGATTGTCACTGACCGGATGCTTGAACTGGTCGATGAGGCCGGGGAGTGGACGCCGCCCTGGCATCGCAGCCGTCTGACCATGCCGCGCAATGCCGTGTCGGGCCATGAGTATCAGGGCTGCAACGTGTTCATGTGCTGGATCACTGCGCAGCTGCGTGGCTATGAGGACAATCGCTGGGCCACCTTCAAGCAATGGCAAACGCAAGGGGCCAAGGTGCGCAAAGGCGAAAAAGGCACGCCGATTATATTCTTCAAGCAATACGAAGCGGCCAACGACAATGGCGACGAGGAAAGCCGGATCGTTGCGCGGGTGTCTTATGTGTTCAACCCGGCTCAGGTCGAAAGCGCTGCGCCGACCCCGGTGTTCGAACCCAAGCACCATGACCGTGCGCCAGAGATCGAAGCGTTCTTGCGCGCCACGGGCGCAAGCCTGATCGAGCAAGGCCAGCGCGCCTGCTATATCCCGGCGCAAGATGTCATCCATATGCCTGCGCTCGAGCGCTTCAACACCGCCGAGCATTATTATTCAACCGCCTTCCATGAGCTGATCCACTGGACCGGGGCCAAGGCCCGGCTCAACCGCGAACTGTCGACCCGCTTTAAGTCCGACGCCTATGCCGCCGAGGAATTGATCGCCGAGATGGGGGCGGCCTTCCTCTCTGCGGACTGGTCCATCGCCAATGTCGTGCGCGAGGATCATGCTGCCTATCTCAAAGCATGGCTCGGCCTGATGAAGAAAGACAAGCGGGCGCTTGTCACGGCGGCCAGCCAAGCTGCGAAAGCCGTCGCCTATCTCAAAGCCCAATCGCGCATCGGAGAGAGGATTGCCGCATGATCGTGGTCGATATTCCAACGCTGCCCAAGATCAGCGATGTGGCCAAAGCCACCAGCATTGTGACCGGCGTGCCGTTGGTGGATCTCTATGGCGAACGGCGCACGGTGAAAATCAGTCAAGCGCGTTGGGTGGTCTGGTATATTGCCCGCCATTATCTGCTCAAATCCTATCCGACCATTGGCAAGTGCTTTCGCAAAGACCACACCACGGTCATGCACGGCATCGAGCGCGCGCAAGCCATGATCGATCAAGGGCAGGGGGCTATCGCGCATCACGTCTTAGAAGTGCGTGCCGCTTTACAACTGACTGATGAGCGCAAGTTGCTTGATGTCATCGCGCAATGGGAAGCCAAGGCGCTCGCCGAGTCCGACCAGAAACTGCGCGCTTTTGCGTTTGCTGTCTATAGGGATTTAGCCCGTGCAACCCAGGCCACCGAAGCTGCCTAAGCGCAAATTCCAGCGCAAGATCTACCCGCAATCTTTGCGGCTTGAGATCCCGCTGCATGACCGTGCCACCATTCGCACTGTCATGCGCAAACTTCGCATCGAGGCCGAACGCTGCCAGTTTCTTGCCGAACAGTTTGGCGGCGAGGAGTTCGAGTTGTGCGACATGGTTTACGTCAACATCAAGCGCATGGCGCGCGACATTCATCAGGTGCTGAATGAACAGAAGGCAAGTGCTCGAAGCCGCAACGAAAGTGACGCAAGGCCGGGAAGGGGAATACGGCAAGCCAAGCGCCTCGTTGAACGCGATGGCTGAATTGATGGCCACCTATCTCGGCACGCCTGTGCACGCGCATGACGTAGCGATCCTTGAGATCATTCAGAAATGCGTGCGGCTCAAGCACAGCAAAGGCCGTCACGTCGATAGCTGGGTCGACATTGCGGGCTATGCCGCGATTGCTTGCGAGGTGGTGCATGAGAAAGAAGATGCCGACGCGCGCATCGCCCAAGTCAAGGAACGGCTGGGCGAAAGCCTTGGCCTTACCGCAATACAAGCCCCGCGTGGTGACCGACCGACGGTCGAAGCACCAGAAGTTGCAGCATGACAAGGAGATGGATGGTCATGGGACGGATGAGTGAACTCGCGGCCGATGTCGAGAATGCCGCCATGGTGATTGCCAATGACAATTACGATTTGCGCGCGCAACTGGCCGAACTGCGCAAGACGAATGCGCTGTTGACCGAGCGCATCGTGAGGCTCGAACGCCGCAAGATCGCGCTTTACAAAGAATGCCAGACCATCGCGGCCAAATATTATCAGCTCGCCGAAGAATGCGGCGTTGAATTGGGAGACGATGACTGATGGCCAAGACCCCAGCATGGACGCGCAAAGAAGGCAAAGACCCCAAAGGCGGGCTGAATGAAGCGGGCCGACGCTCCTATGAAAAACAAAACCCCGGCTCCGATCTCAAGCCACCCGTAAAATCGGGCGATGACCCGCGCCGCGCTTCGTTCTTGGCGCGTATGGGCAATGCCAAGGGACCAGAGCGCGACGAGAAAGGCCAGCCGACACGGCTTCTCAAATCGCTGCAAGCGTGGGGCGCATCGAGCAAAGAGGACGCCAAGAAGAAAGCCGCTGCGATTAGCGCGCGCAACAAGGCGAAAAAGAAGGACAAGTGATGGACATTGTTGAACGACTGCGCTTTCTAGCGTCTGGTCAGGACGATCCGCACAGTGTTGAGCTTACCGCTGCCGCCGACGAAATAGAGCGGCTGCGTGAGGCGCTGCGGGAAATACGAGATTTCGACACTTTTGAAAACATCAGCAACGAAGAGTGTATGCGAGACATTGCCCGCGACGCGCTTGGGGAGAAAGAGTGATGAGTGACATCACTGACAGATTGCGCGGTTTAGTGCCGCACTGTGAAGATCATGCTGACTATACCGAAGATGACCTTCTGATCCTTCAGTCGGCAAAGGAAATCGAACGGTTGCGCGAAGAAGTGGCAGACATGCGAAAGTTATTTGCGCTGATTAACGATGCCGCGCTTGCAGGGGAGAAGAACAATGAGTGATAACGAAGCTTTCAGTAAATGCACGACTGACGCATCTGCCCGTTTTGATAGCCCAAAACCACAGGCCGCAACAGTTCCATGCATCTGGGATAGTAAACAGCAAATCTATGTGCCTGTGTATTCTCATCGCGGTGTTGAAATAAAAGACCGCATTGAGGCGCTGGAAGCGGCGCTGCGAAAGATATGCGATGGCCCGCGTGACGCTGACAAATCTTACCCAGAGTTGCTTGCAGAACTGCGTATTGAAGCCCGCGCCGCGCTTGGGGAGAAAGAGTAAGTGAGCGGCGCGACGGCAGAGTTCTTGTTCGGCATGGTGATCGGCGGCGGGCTGATTGGGCTCATCGCCTTTGTCTGTCTGCTTTATCTTATCAGCAGCCCATGGGAGCGCAGCCATGACGCGACGCGAGATTAAAACGCTGATCGAATCCTTGGGCGGGCGGGTCGTCGCTATTCAGAGCGGCAAACATTGGCGCGTCAATGCCGCGTTCGGCACGCGGCTGTTGAGTGGTTTGGTGTTCCCAATGTCGGGATCAGATTGGCGACAGACCGCCAACCAACGCAGCTTCATCCGGCGCGCGCTGCGCAGCGCCAATGACAATGAAAAACCCCCGCACCGAGGGGAGGCGCGGGGGTGAAGTCTAGGGAGGAAACAAGATGCTATCGGCTCAGCCAGCCGATAGGATGATTTACTCAAGTCCATTTGCGCCGCGCCAATTTTCCGTATGGTCATCCCCAGTGTCCCCAACGCTGGCGGTATGATGCGAAAGCCCGCTCTCGAATTGCCGTCCGCGGCTGAACTCTCCACCCTCATCAAACGCTATGGCTCGATCCGCGAAACCGCCAAAGCGCTCAAGATCTCCGACCGCACCATTCGTCGGCGTCTGAAAGAGGAGGGCGCACGCGCCTTCGAAGTCAGCACGCTGCCCGATGGCGAAGAACCGCTCGATGAATTCATTGCAAGGCGCAAGAAGTTGTTCGAACGCAAGCAGCGGTTTGAGACGGCGCGGCATCTCATCCCGGTCAAGGTCAACATCGACGGTCCCTATGGCATCTTGCATATGGGCGATCCGCATTTGGATGATGATGGCTGCGACTTCCTGACGCTCGAGCGCCACATTGCGCTGGCCAATGCCACGCCCGGTTTGCTGGCGGGCAATGTCGGCGATCTCAGGAACAATTGGATTGGGCGATTGGCGCGGCTTTATGCCCATCAATCGACCACCGCCGCCGAAGGCCGACGCCTGGTCGAATGGTTCATGCGACAGGTGCCATGGCTCTATATCGTGGCGGGCAACCATGATGTCTGGTCCGGCGCTGACGATCCGATCCATTGGCTCGGCAAGCAGCAGGCAATCTTGGCGCAGGCGCATGGGGTCAGGCTTGAACTGAGGGCCCCACGAGGGCGCGCCATCCGCGTCAATATCCGCCATGACCATGTCGGCACCAGCCAATGGAACGCCGCCCATGGTCCGATGAAAGCCGCGCAGATGGGCTGGCGCGATCACATCGTGCTGTCCGGCCACATGCACATTTTTGGCATGGGCGTGGTCAAGGATCCCATGAGCGGGCTATGGAGCCATGGCATCCGCGTCGGCACCTACAAGCATTACGACGAGTATGCCAAAGCGCGCGGCTTCACGGAGCAGAATTTGCCTGCCGTGGTGACCATCATCAACCCCGAATCAAAGACCGAAGAAGGGGTGGTTGAGGTGTTTAAGGACGTGGAAATGGCTGCCGATTACCTGACGTTCCTGCGCAGCCGTCGCTAGATTTTGACCACAACATCTAGGTATAGGGCAGTGAACCTATTGGTGGAACAAACCCCGGTAAGGATCAGGATTGGCAATCCTTAACAAACACTTAACTCAACTGCATACATGCAGTTCGCATAAGACATAGAATGGTGGCGTTCTCGCTTAACTACAACATCTAGTGGGTGTGGATAGATTTTCGCGGGTTATCCCCACTACAGCTTGATTGCCGATTTGACGCAAGCGGGTTCTGGAACTTCTCTTGGGGCGAGAGGTTCAGCCGCCATGAGCATCAACCCGCATCTGATCCAGCTTTATCGCCGTCACCTTGAGGCCGAGCGCTATGCGCCCGCCAATACGGTCGCATCCTATCTGCGCGACGTGCGCCAGTTTGCCGACCATCTCGGCGCAATCTCGCTGGCCGAGGCCACCGTCTATGACATTCGCTCGTTCTTGGGCGCACGGCGCGGGCAGGGGGTTGGAGCCGCCACCCTGCAACGCCAGATCGCCGCGCTTCGAATGTTTGGCCGCTTCCTCGACCGCGAGGGGCTTGGCTCCGCCTTGCCCTATAACAGCGTCAGGACGCCCGTGGTGGCCCGTCGCTTGCCACGCCCTGTCGCTACCGATGCCGCCGTCTCGATGCTGCGCACGGCCCCTGCCAATGATTGGAAAGGGGTGCGCGACCAAGCCGTGCTGCTCTTGCTCTATGGTGCGGGCTTGCGCATCTCCGAAGCCCTGTCGATCAAAGCCGAAGATGCCCCGCTCGATCCCGAGCGCGCGTTGCGGGTTTGGGGCAAAGGCTCAAAACAGCGTGAAGTGCCCATTCTTCCCATCATTGCTCGGTTTTGCAAACTCTACCAGGAGCAATGCCCGTATGATCTGACCAAGGGATCGTTGTTCTTTCGCGGTGCACGCGGCGGGGCCTTGAGCCCCCGGCTCATTCAACTCAAGCTCGAACGCATGCGCGCCGATCTTGGCCTGCCCAAAAGCGCAACGCCCCACGCGCTGCGCCATGCCTTTGCCACCGATCTTCTCAACCGGGGGGCCGATCTGCGCTCACTGCAAATCCTGCTCGGGCATGAATCGATCTCATCGACCACCAAATATGCCGAGGTCGCGATGGACCGCCTGTTGACAATTTATGACGCCGCCCACCCGCGCGCCCGCTAGATATGGGCAATGGCCTTGCGCTCGACGGTGATCACTCGGCGCTCCCAACCGCGTCCAAACACCCGCCATGTTTTGAGATCGCGCAGATACATCAGCCGGGAATGAGAATAGGATTTGATCAGCGTCTCGATGCCGTGCTTGGCCATGTAATTGTCGACCGCCGCCAAGGTTTTTGGACCGATCTGGCCGTCCGGCGATGCGCCGACCACCGATTGCAAATGCCGGATGGCCCGCACCGGCCCTGAGTTGACGGCAAAATCAAACACCACCATCGCCACGGCGGACGGCAATTCATCGCCGCGCACCCGGTTCCAGAACTTGTCGCGATAGATCGCCTGCAAATGCGCGTCGGGGATTTCCTTCAACTCATTGTCGTTGACGGCGCGCCCCATCCAATCCTCATAGGTCGTTTTCGTCACGCCCTTCATGGTCGACCCACCGGGATCAAGCGGGTGTTTGGCCCAGCCGCCTTCATGGCTCAGCGTTTCTTTGAGGGCTGTATCGAAGCTCATTTGGTCAGGCCCTTATATTTTTCCCATGACCGCATCCCGGCAATGCCCAACATGCCAAGCGTCATCGACATCAAGGCGTCGTGGTTGAAGGTCGGCAGCGGCACCGGGTAGCCGACCAATGTGCTGCCCCATGCGATGATCGGGCCGAGCACAAAGTTAAATCCAAACGCAAAAGCGCAAGACCAACCGATCGCTGGCCGCCAGCCTGCGACGAACACATTGTCGTGCTGCGCTTCGACCGCATTCACATCGGTCTGTGTCTTGTCCCACGCCAAAAGATCGGCGCGCAATTGCGTCTCTGCGCGTGCCCGCTCGGCGGGATCGGGAATAAACTTGTCGAGGACCTTCATCCCCGCTGCAATGGCGTCAGCCACACCAAACGGCATGTCAATCGTCCGCTTTATCGACCGGTGCGCGACCGATCATCCGTTGCACGGTATCGGTTTCGTAGATGCGGATGCCGGTCCACACGATTGTGAAGATGGCGGCAATGGATGGCAGTAATCCGGATAATGTGCCCACGACCGTCCCAACACTCACAACGTCTCCAATAATTTTCTCGGGCTCGGTCAGGTGGTGCGCGGCCATTTTATTCGTCCGTCACAAGACAAGGCTCAAAAGGCCCATAAGAACCATTGGCGATTTGATTGAGGATCCAAATATTGCATGGCGCAGGGTCGCCTTTGCGCGCCACATAAGGAACATCGAGCTCCCATGTTTTTGACCAATCGTCCCACATATCGACAAGACAATTGAGGCCGCCATCGGCTTCCCACCGACACAAAACCCGAAGGTTTTTATATTTGTCACGATCCATAAAGGGCCTCATGCGGTTCGTTGGAAAAGCGCAACATAAGTGTAGTTGTTTAGGCTCGTGTCATTAATAAGGATTTGAAGGCCACGCGCCCGCCATGTGCCGCTCAACGCGCTGCGCCCTGTTGCCGTCGCTGAATAAGCAACGCCTTCACTTGAGTTTGTGCGCACATACAATGTCCGCGTCGAGGCCAAATTCTGCGTTTGAGTTGCGCCAGTGTTGGCGTAAGCTACCAAAAGCGTCGTGCCAATCGGGAAGCTCGTATTGGTTGCCGATGTTCCCGTATACAAATCTTGACTAATCGTGACATCGCCGGTCGCAGCGCTGACCGTAATGCCATCGCCCGCGACAAGGCTCGTGACTGGTGCCGTTGGCGTTGCCCACGTCAAAGTGCCCGATCCATTGGTGCGCAAAAACTGGCCATTGGTGCCATCGGCGCTGGGCAACGTGTAAGTGGTGCTGCCCGCAGCCGCAGCGGCAGCAAAGCCGACATAGCCTGATGTTGAGCCCGAGAGACGAAACGCACCTTTGACATCAAGCTCTGCACCCGGCGTTGTCGTGCCAATGCCGATTTTGCCGTCTGTCGTTTTGTAGAATTGACCTGAGCCAAAATTGATCAACGACGTGTCGCCAGTCATCCCGTTAATGACCGGTGTCGTCAGGGTCTTGTTAGTCAGCGTTTGCGTGTCGCTGGCTCCGACAATGGTGCCGGACGGGCCGGTCATTGTGGCAGCAGTGCCAAGACCCAAGCTTGTGCGTTGAGCGGCAGCATCCGCCCCCGTCAACAAAGCGCGGCCTGCCGCTGTGCTATCGCTAATCGACGTTGAACCATGCGTATGAACCGCAGCCGCAAACGCTGAGGTGTTTTCAAGCGCAGCTGTGCCCAAGCCAAGGTTCGTGCGCGCAGTCGCAATACTGGCCAGATCGGACAAGTTATTGACCGTCAACGCTGCGCCGGTCGCTGAGCCAGAGACATAGGCCGCGACCCATGCCGACCCGGTGTAAACCTTCATGACGCCGTCGGTCGAATTAAAATAGAGCGCGCCTGCGACAAGCGCATTGCCGTCATTGTCGAGCGTCGGATCACTAGCTTTGGTGCCAAGATACCGGTCATCAAAATTATCGAACGCCGTCAGGGTTTGATCGCGCGCTGCTTCTGCTGCGCTTTGCGCACTAGCCGCTGAACTCGCCGCCGACGACGCAGAACTCGCCGAACTGGCAGCCGCCGACGCCGAGCTGGCGGCCGCTGTAGCCGAGTTGGCTGCATTGGTGGCATTGGTCGCCGCGTTTTGGATTGCGACAATGTTGCTGGCGTTGGTGCTGACCGCTGCAATATTGCTAGCGACCGTGGTCACATTGGCGCTGACCCCAGCGACCGTGTTGATATTGGCCGCGTTGCCCGCGACGCTTGTCACATTGGCGGCGATCCCCGCCACCGTGTTGACATTGGCAATGCTGCCGCCCGTCGCATTCACATTGGCAATCGAGCCCGCCACCGTATTGACGTTGCTGATGGCCCCCGCCACCGTGTCAACATTCGCAGACGACGCGGAAACATCATTGACCGCAGTAATCGTCGGGCCAGCCTCAGGTGCGCCAGTCGTCGCGTTAAACGCCAGCACGCGCCCTTGGCGCGAAGCCTTGGCAGGCAAGGTGGTGGAGATCGTGCCATCGGTATCGGGCATCCGCAGGCTGCGCTCAATGGCCGTCTCGCGCTCCTGCACCATCGCCGTCAGACGGTCGAGATCGCTGTTGAGCGCATCGATATTGAACGGACCAGAGGTCGGGAAATCCGAACTGCGGGCGACCGGGATGTCGCGCAAAATGGTGATGATGTCGCCAGCCGTTGCGCCGCTGGTCAATGTGACCGAGCCGCCGCCGGTGACGCCTGCGCCGGTGACCGTGTAATGGGTCGTCAGGGTTTGCAGGGTGGCATTTTTATAGACTTTGAGATCGGCGTTCGAAAAGAACTCGAACGGGACCGAGAACACCGTCTGACCAGAAGTCGCCGTGTATTGGACGCGCGGGGTCGTATCGTTGATAAGGATCGCCATTCAAGCCTCCGACAGCCTGTCGTGGCGGGAATAGGGGCATCCCTCAATGCACTAATCGATGGCCTCTAACGCCCCCCGTTCAGCCTGATCAAACAAGGGTTTGAGATAGAACAACTCCGGCACCAACGCCCGCCGCAAGATCCGCGATTGGTCGCGGGTGGCCAGCGAATTGTCGAAGAACAATTGATAAAGATCTGCCCCGCGCGTGCCCAACGGACCCAATGCGCTATAGGGTTCGAACGCATCAGTGGACAATTCGCCCATGCGCGGTTCCATTCCCAAGGCCGGACGCACGCCCATCTGGCTGCGGGTTAGGCTTTCGAGCTTGGAATTGATGTCCCCCATCACCGCCAACAAGCCGGAGTTCTCAATCGCCCGCAGCAGTTTTTCGCTTTCGTCCATGCGGTCCCATGCAGCATCCGAGGTTTTGAGCTTCTGCACCATATAGGCTGCACCAATCATGGTGACAGCCCCCATAATGGCGTTGGCATCACGGCCTTGCAGCGCTGAAAGCAGGGTCTTGTTGACCGAAGCAAAGGCAAAGTTCATCAGCAAAAACGGCAGGCGCAAATAGGCAAACTCCCGCCGTTTGTCGCCTAGCCCGACAAAGCCCCGCGCGATGTCTGGCACGTTAGCCGGGCCTGCGGTCACCACAGCTCGACGCTGTTCGGAGGCGACCGCTGCGCCAAATTTGCGCACCAAATCCTGATCCGGCCACGCCGCAATATTGGTCAGGTTGAGCCCTTTATGATCTTCAATCGGCATCGCCGCGAGACGGGCCGCGTCATCCTCGGTCAATGACAGGCCCCGCCAATTGGCCAGCGTGCGCTTATCAGCCTTGCCCGCTGCAATCGCCCGCGCGTCATCAATCAAGAAATGCGCCGACATGACGCCCGTATAATTCTTGAGGATGTCCGTAAAAGGGCCCAGCAAATTGAGCACAAAATACGGGCCATTGGCGAAGTTAATGAGCTTGCGATTGGCGCTATCGAACAAGCGTCCGGCAAAGTTCTGCGAGCCGCCCAAGACGCCGCCTTGCTCAGCAAACCGCTGTGCGTGCATGTGCAGAGCCGCTTCAAGCCCGCCTGCCGTCAAGACTTGCACGTCGCGCTTAATGCCTTCGAAGGCTTCGCGGTCATTCATCGCCTTCATGGCAAACGAAAACGACCGGCCAAACCCCCACATCATCAGAGGCTTGGCCATTTCCGAGAGCGAGGTCACCAAAGCGCTGCTCAATGTCGTAATCATCGTATAGGCGCTCATGCCCTGCACGATCTTGCGATTGAGCGACAAGGGGTTGGCGGCATAGGAATCGCGCAGCACATCGTCGCGCACCGCACGCGCTTGGTTCATATGGGTTTCAACCTGATCGAGAATAGCGCGATCGGTCGGCCCCTTCGCTTCCTTGGCCGCTTGCAAGGCAGCGTCATGGATCGCCATTTCCGCATCGCGGGATCCGAACATGCGGCCATATTCGACCGCTGGGCCCATGCGCTGGGCATAAGACCGGATCAAAACCGAGATGTCGTCTTCGATAAAATCCCACACCAACTCGTTGGGAATGTTAAGGTCGCGGGCCAGGGCAGGGGTCTCAAGCGCCCGGCCCACCTGATACTCGCCAAGCTCTGCCGTCTTGAGGATATGGGCAATCGTGCGGTCGACCCGCGCTTCGATGGCGTCATCAGTGTTGCGGAAATCAACCTTGCCGCGTTCTTTGCGCCATTGCTCGGTCAGTTTGTCAAAGAACTCCCATTGTTTGGGCGAGAAGGTTTTGGTCTGCGTTAACTCCGTGCGCAGCTTGACCATCAGATCATATTGCTTCTGCGTCAGACCCGGCGCTTCTTCGCTCAAGCGTTCAAGCTTGGCCAAGAGATCAACGCTATTCGGGTTCTTGCTGGTTTTATACGCAATCAGATCGTTCATCAGAGCGTCGATGCGGTCGAGATTGTCAGGCAGCGGGTTATCGCGATACCATTCCATCAACACAGCGCGCAGCTTTTGTGGGCCAGCCTCATCCGCAAGCACTTTGTCGAGCGCCCAAATGCGGTTGAGGTAATTGGCTTCGTTCTCAGGGCCAATATAGGGTTCATCATTGGCATTGGCCGGACCGCGCATCCGTGGCGCGTCGGTCGGGTTCAGCATCGAGCGCGTGTTGACGACGCCAGCGGATTGTTGTTGGCGCAACGCCTCTAAATCAGAAACCGCGTCATAAGGTTTAACGGCGTCAAACCGCTCAATAAACTTTTCAAGGCTATTGCGGCTTTCAACCGCATAGTCCGAAGCCCAACTGTCATTAAGTTCTTTTGTATACGCTTTAATTTCAGCGTCAGTAATGCCGCGCTGAATCAATAATTGCGATGCAGCATAGACTTTGATGTCCAGCCCTTCTCTGTCAAAATTTTCAAGATACCATTGCGCGTATTCGCTATTTTTGCCGACGCCAGAAATATCTTGTTCTGAACCATAGTTTGCTTCTTTTACTTCGACATCAATGTTTTGATCCCGAATAAGGTCGAGAAGCTCTTTATTCGACTTGCCATTGAGTTCATTGATAAAAGAGGCAATATCGGCTTTTAGTTCTTCCAAAAACTTTACGTCATTGCTTTGCAATGTTGCAAACTTCCAACCGTCAGGTGGAATCACAATGTCCGTTGGCGAAGATAGCGCTTCGCCAGACCGCTGTTCTAAATTTGGCAAATATTCCCGGTCGATAACAAAGATGCCCGCGCCAGAAACATTGCGGGCATTGGGGCCACCACCCTTCTCACGCGTTGCATAGTCTTTTGCCGTTTCGACAAACGGCGTAAATGACACACTCACCCGTTTATCCAAAGATTGATAACTGGCCTTTAAGCGAAGATTGCCATTTTGATCAACAAACTCTGTAAAGCGTCCGTTTAGCCTCACATTTGTGCCGTGATAGAGCCATTGCGGATCATCGTCTTGCAGCTCATTGATGTTGATAAATTTGTCGCTTGTTGGAGATGCCGACGAAAAATCGTCATTGATAGCGCGCACCGTTTCGCGCGTCGGACGCGGCGACACAGGCGGGGCCGGGGGCTTTGGCACGCTCTTGCTCCGCAAAGCCGTGCTATACAAACGCCCGCGCTGTTCGCCATAGCGAATGGCATCATTGAGCAATTTGACTTCCGCCTTTTCATTGGCGGTCAGCGTGTCTTTGGCCTCTAATTCAGCCAGCCGAACCTTCTTCGATCCGGTCCAATTGGCCAATCGCGTGGCAATGCGCTCGACATTTTCCTTCGCCACGATCATGCCGGACTCAAGGCCAGCCTTCTTAAATTCTTCGTAATAGGCGCGGGTTTTCTCAACCGCTTCGCGCACAAAGGGATCATCCGTCTCGATGCGGTCGCGTTTATGCGCGCGTGACACAGCCGCATGGAACTCGTTGAGCGACATCTTGCCGTCAGGACCGCGCCCGGTGATCGCCTGTTTCATGCGCTGGAACGTCACCGGCACATTCACGCCACCCAATTTGAATTGCGTGTCGCCGCCGCCGATATAGCGGGCATAGATCGATTCAATGTCTTGCAGCAAAACCGAAGCGCGGCCCTGCCAATAGAGCGAGCGCAAATGCGCTGACTCCTGTGTTGACCCGCCACCTTCTTCAAGCGCCAGCTTGTTGCGCTTGGTCAGAAGATCGCCTTCGCCTGCAAGCGCATGGCCAAGATCCTCAAAGCCCCGAAATGGCGCACTGATCAACGCGCCAAAATTACCAAGCTTGGACACCACTTTTTCCAAACCAAAAGCCGAAGCCACGCCAACCGCGTTGGGCGTGGTCGGGCGCACCTCAAACGGCGTTGCAGGCGCAGCCGCATAAGGGTTGGGCATCAAGCCACTGGTGATCGCATCATCGAGCACCTTGGCCTGCGTCTGCACGGTGCGGCTGAGTTCGCTCAATTGCGCATTGTCAGGAATATTGCGCCCAATGACGCCGCCAAACAGCGAGCCAAAGCCAAAACCCATGGCCGTGCCCCAGGCCATTTCTTCGCGGCTGACCGGCACCGATTGGTCTTGGATGATTTGCGTGCCGAGCGTCACGGCTGCCGTCGAAGCCCCGCCGAGCAAAGCCCCGCGCAACACACCAACGCCGCGTCCGACGCCAAACGGCACAAGATTGGCCGGGTCGATCACGCCTGCCGTCAAGGCGGAGGCAAGACCGCCTTCTTCCGTCAGCCGCATGCGCTTCTGCTCATAGGTCGTCAGGCGGTTCCAGATCGCGTCGAAATGTTCTGGCGAGCGCGCTTCGCGCAGATAATCGACATAGGGCTCTTTGCCCTTGATGCGCTCATCATAGAGCGGATCATAGCCTTCGGCGGCAGGCACATTGAAATCTTGCAGCTTGTTGATTTCGCCGACCCACCACGAGGTCATGACTTCGTCCCACACATTCTGGACGAAGCCACCGGGCGGCGGCGGGTTTAGCGACGTGACGGGTTGCGCAATAAGATCGAGACGCGGATCTTGGGCGTAAGCAACGTCACTCATACGGCTTCCTCAGTATCGCCATCCAACAAGGATGCAGAGCGCATCTTGCGCGCGTTAATCGGCTCGATGTGCCACGGCTCATGTTTCATGGGAAAATGCAGACCAAATTGCGCAGCATTTTGGTGAACCCAATCGCGCACCGATGTATTGGCAAAGCGCAAATCCATGGCCTTGCCGTGATTGTGGAACGATTTGCCAGCCGGGGCGGCCCATTTGCGCGCCCGTTCTTCAGTGCCATATTTGACGACATGCTTAGCAAAAATGTCGGCCTGTTCTTCAACCGTGCGATAGGCCGAGGAAATAAAGAAGCCTTTGCGGATCTCGTCGGGCATGGCTTCGACCATGGCTGCCATGCTCTGCGCAAAGGTTTGATCGACCTGATTGAGAATGGCGGCGGTTTTGCCTGGCACGACAAATTGGCCAAGCCGCTGCAAGATCGGCTCCCCGCCATCGTCGCGCAATTGCATCGGGCGTTGGCCCGGCTGCTGCTTGAGCCCCGGCGTGCCACGGCTATTGGCATTGGGGGATGGCGCAATGATTGATTGAACGTCAATCATGCCCAAAGGCCGCTCGCCCGAACGCGGGCTATCGGGCTTGGCCACGAAATCCGTGCCGCCTGCGGCCAGTTGCTCTGCATTCATCTTCTCGGCCAACGCGCTCGAACGGGCATAATCGAGCGACAATTCACGCGCGAAGGCGTCTTGTTTCTTGGCCGCGTCGCCCAAATAGACGATGACGTTCTCGCGCTTGTTGTTTTGAACCGGGGCCCAGCCGCGCATATTGTCGAGCTTGTAAACAAGCTGAAAGCCGGGATTCTCAGTATCGACGCCAATTGGTTTGAGCGCGATGTTCTCGCCATATTTAAGCTGGCTGTCATCCATCGGTAGCGACCAGCCGCCTTGGTTGCGCGGGATCAAACGATCCTTGTCCGCAGGATTGAAGGCAGGCTTGAGATCTTTGTCGGCACGCAGCAAGGCATCGATATAAGGCTTGACGTAATCCGTCGTGCGCGCCGTCTCGCTGCGCTCTTTGATGTCATAGATCGACGGGATGGCTTGCGTCTTAGGCACAAAGCCCCCGACCATGCCGCCTTCGCCCGCAATGGTGGGATCATAGGTATGGGTCGTCATGAACCGCTTCATGGCATATTCGATAGCCTCAGCGGTTTTGAGGTTTTCGTTATACGCCATGGTCTGCAACGCCACGCCCAGCACCGTCTGGCGTTGCGCAAGGCTCATGGCCGTGACGGGCGGCTTGCCCATCACGGAATTGGGATCGGACGGGAAATAATTGCGCAGCAATTTTTCCACATCTTGGGTTTCTTTTGGAAATGTGCTCTCCGCTGAATATTTCCGGCGCACCGCTTCGGTCACTGCCGAGGGCGATACGGTTTCGACCTTGCCTCGCTTGAGCATGTCGTTGGCTGAGTCATAAGCAGCTTTGGGGCTGGCCCCGGTTTCGCGGGCAAATTGGTATTGCTTCATGAACGCAAAGTCGCGCTCATTGAGAATGCCAATCGCAGGCGTCGTGTCATTACTGCCGGTGCGCATCCCGTTCAAATGTCGGAACGTCTCATAGCGCGCCTCGATCTCATCGGGCGTCAGCGTGTTGGGGTTGCGGAACAACGCTTCAATCGATTTCTTGGGCAATTCGCCAAACGTGCCTTGCAGCCGGTCCAGCACTTGCGGGGTCAGGGGCAGCGACCCGTTGACCGTTAAGCCTTCCTGCTGCGCCCATGTGCGCATCGTTTTTTCTTTGAGCGTGTCGCTCATATCGATGGGCATTCCGGCCTTGCCGTTTTTGCGCACTTGCTCGACAACGCCATTGATCGCGGCCGCTTCGGCATTCTCGGCAAATTGCTTGGTCAACAGCCCGCGCATATTGCGCAGTTCACTGGCCACTGCCGCGCGCGCTTCATCCGTGGTCAAGGTCTTGCGAATATCTTCGCTGCGAATCTGCAACACATTCTCATCCGCCCACGGCGAACGGACAATGCGCTCGAGATCGACCAGATCGGCCTCTTGCAGATTGTTTTCTTTCAGCCGTTGATAGACTTGGGCGATGATCTTACCGCCCGCCATGATCCCGGTGCGGGTTTCCTTAAAATTCGTCAGGGCGTTTTCGGGCAGAACCCGCTTGGCGACCAATGCGCCAATCGATTGCTCGACCAAATCAAGGTGAGCGGCAGCCTGCGCATCGCCCTCTGGCGTATTGACCTTGGCCGCATCGAGCGCTTTTTGGGTGAAGGTCGTGACATCGGTCTTAATGCCTTCAAGGGTCTGGCGCTCGACCTTGCGCGCATGTTCAAGCTCCATCGTGCCGACATGCTGGTTGCGCTCGCGCATCATCGCGCCTTCGACGCGACCGCGCATCTCCGGTGGCAAAGCCGCCAGACGACCTTTCAGATTGGCGTCGATGAGGGCGGCTCCGCCTGCCGGGTCATCGGCTTTTTCGGCCCGCACTTTAAGCGCAAAGCTTTCAAAATCAGTCACCGCCATATTGGCGGAGCGTTGCGTAACGATTTCGTTGAACACGTCGCGCGCAAACAAGCCAAAGTTTTCCGGCACTTCGGGCTTAATATAATTGCCGTTCTCGTCTTTGCCGAGCGGCGCGGAATAGGCGGCGGTTTGGGCAGCGTTCTTGGCTTCGGACTTGGCCAAGGCTTCGCCCGCTTCGCCAATCGTCGCGGCAAAGCGTTGCACCGCATAATCGGACGGATCCGGCAAATCAGTGCGAAACTCGCGGATCAGCCGGTTGGACGGCTGAACCATCGTTTGCTGTTCGTCGGGTTTAATCGCCATCGTGCGTCCTTACGGGATCAGTTTGCCGTTGGTGCGGTAATAATCGTAGCGATACGCATTGTTCACCGCCGACGATGCCGTGTTGAAGATCGCATTGGTGTAGCCTTGCGCCGCCGTCATCGAGGCTTTCTGCTTGACGAATTGCTGCTCAAGATTGTTGACGACGATCTGATCGGCGATGCGGCTTTGCGCGGTGATCGACTGCAAGCGCAGATTGGCGACATCTTTGCGCAGCGCGATGTCGTTTTCTTTCTCCGTGCCTTGCATGAAACTCATCGATTGGCCGACGCCGGAACTGGCTAAGAACGCCTCATTGGCGGCTTGCATTTTGCGCGCTTGATCCATGCGCACATTCTCCTGCTGCATGCCTTGGATCTCCGCCAATTGCATGTCTTGCATGAGTTGTTGGTTCTGGATGCGCAATTGCTGGTCGCGGTAAGCGGCTTCGGCTTGCGCTGCGCTCGATTGCATAGCCGCTGTCGTGAAAGCGCCTGCTGCCGAGATTAACGTCGACGCGACAAGAAGGGTAACGCACATTAGACTGACACCTCCATGGCCATGCCCAGCAAGCGCAGGGGCAAGGGCTCCGTCTGCGTGACGGTCACCGTCGCATCGCGCTGATAGCCGAGCAGATAAAAGTCTGTTTTGCCGGTGAAGCGGTCGGGCGGCGTGTCAAAATCATCGCGCACTTGCCGCAAGATGAAGCGGTTGTTTTGCACTGAGACGGCGAGCGTCGAGTCAAGCCCCAAAATCACCCGCGCAATGCGCTTCGGCCGCCCGGTATAAGCGCCGTCCTGCAACTGAATATGCACCGGCAGGGTTTCGACCGTGACCGGATAGTTGAACCCGACCGTGATCGTCGTCACCGGCGCGTTGATCTCGATGACGCCCGACGCATTGGCAGTGTAATCGCCGAGATAATAATTGCCCGAGATGACCGACACGGTCTGATTGGCAAAGCGGGCATTCAGCGTCCACGTTGTCGTCGCGCTGCCGCTCGTCAAAGTCTGCGCACTGTCGAGGGTGTTATCAAGATCGCTCTGCGCAAAGCGCTCCAAATAGAACGCGGCTCCACGCTGCACCGCAAGATAGACCCGTTCGCCCAAAGTCATGACCGATTTGAACGCGCCACTGACACCACTTGTCCCGGTCGTCCACAAGGCCCAGCCCGCCAGCTTTTCCGAGCGCGCCGAATGAAATACCGGCAGCGAACCATCGGCATTGACGAGATACATATATTGCTCGCCCGCCTTCGACGTGCCGTAAGCCACCGTCATATCGATGGGGTCTTGCAACAGGTGGTCAGCCAGGATCGACAAGGACGGCGCGTTATAGGCTTGTTCCACATCGGTATAGAGAAATTCGCGCACCGCCTTTTTGGTCGCTTGCAGGAACACGGTCGCGCCATCGAACGGCATCGGCGTCAAGGTCGATGCGCCATAGGGCGTCTGGCGCAGCACGATGCAATTGTTCGGCGTCGTGGCGGTTTGGTTCTGCTTCGGGATGAAGAACTCCGCCGTTGCAGTAAAGATCTGCAAATGACGGTTCGACACCATGTGGCGAATGGACGAGATGTCATCCGATCCAATGGTGATCTGGATCGATTCATTGTCCAAGCCTTCGCCGACATCGAAATTGAAGAACTCGAAAATCTTTGAGCCCCACACGCCATCCGGCTGCGCTGCCGATCCAGCAAACCACAGCCGCCCTTCGTGGAAGGTCACAGCGCCCGGCCAGCCATTGACGGTCGAAAACGTCTGTTCGGTCCAGTTGCGCGTGGGGATATTAGCCCCGGTAAAGGTCACATTCGGACCGCCGCCATCGGTGGAAGCGGTCGCGACGGTGGTGCCGCCCGCCGTGAAGTAATAACGGTTGTCATCGATGACCGTGATGACACGGCTGCCATTGATGTTGTTGTTGCCAATGCCGCCAATATTGTTCGCCCCGGAGATCGTGATGGTCTCGCCGGTGGCAATGCCGTGACTGGTGTGCGTAACCTCGATCCGGAGCGTGCCTTCCTTGGTGCGGAAGGGGTCAATCATATAGACACCTTCAAGCGTGCCTTTGATCGTGCCAGTGGCGCTGGTGCCGCTGCTGACCGCCGTAATCTCGATCTCAGTGTCAAACCAGCGAAACCGCGCGCCGACATGGCCTGCGACAAAAATGCTGCTGCTGGCCGTAATGGTTGCCGACCCCGTCGTGGCGCTGCACGATAACGTCACCGTATCGGCGTCAAACTTGTAATAGGGCTGATAGACCTTGTTGCCGTTGACGCTTTGCTGAAACTCAAAATTGCTGCGCGTAAACGTCGTGGACCCAGTGCGTCGGATGACTTGGGTGCGCATTGATTGATGACACAAGATCATCACGTCGGCGGCCTGCGCATAGGTCATCTCGCGCAGGATGGCACTCGTCCATGGCGCACTGGTCAGACTCTGCAACAGCGTGCCGGACAAATTGTAAATATCGAGCCGGGCGTTGGAGAACGCAAAGATATAGCGCTCATCGGCCGAAAACTCGAACGGGATCAGACGGCTATCGGCGGTCAACGTCGCCATATATTCGGTGCCGGGACGCCGCGTCACGCCGCCTTGGTTAAGCAAGCGCACATTGCGCAGGGCCTTTGCGCCATTGGCAAACGCGCCGACATCGTGGCGCATGGCCATTTTCGGATCGAGTTCGCCTGACGAGAAATTGGTTTGCGTCAGCTTGAGGCCCATGCTCAGCCTCGGATGGTGGTGCGCAATTGATGGAAGCGTTGCACGTTCAGCCGCTTCGAAGTCTGGCTCTGGCTATCGACCGAGCGGGCGATGGTCAGCTGGCGCAAGGCGCGCTGCTCCATCATGCTGGACAGTTCCATTTGCGCCGCAACCGCATAGGCAAACACCGACGCCAATTGATATTCCACAGCGCTGACAAAGCCCGGCGACCACAAATCCTCGCTGGCGCGGAAGGTGTAATCGGCCACCACCACATCTTGATCGGTGGCATTGCAATAGATCATGTCTTGGTAACGGTCATAAGCGATCGGATTGTCGCCGACCGTCACCGCGTGCAGCACCAATAAATCGGCAGGCGCTTGATAGGCGGCGTCCCAGCGCGCATCGGGCACATCGGTCAAACGGTTGAGTTGGGTTTGGCCGGTGGCAAAGCGCCAGCGATAGCGGGCCAAGAGATCGCGCACCGTATCTTCGTAGAGATTGGCGGCAACGGTTGCCTCAGTCGAGCCGTCCTCGAACGACGTAATCGGGCTTGCGCCGATCAGGATGAGCGCGCGGGCACAAATATCAATCGCTGTCGTCGCCACGTGGAGCCCTCATAAAGATGGGGAGCGAGGCCAGCCCAACCTCGCCCCCCGATGGTGCGTCCGTGCGGGAGAGATCACACGGATTTGCTTGGCACCAATCAGGTGCCGTTGGTCGTTGTGACCGTCGCCGCGCCCGTCGCCGAAGTGACGACGAGAACGTCGACCGTGGCCGTGCCACCCGTCGAACCGACCACCAAGATGATGTCGTTCTGACGGAGGTTGCCGGTCACGTCGTTGAAGTAGCCAGAGCCCGCAATCGTGGCCACGGCATCGGCAGAGGCGTAGTGCCAAATCTGACGGGCAGCGCCCGCCACTTTGACAAGATCAGCAGCAACAAGAGCCATGGTGCGTTACTCCTTGATCTGAACTTCATACGCGCCGGTGGCGTCGATCAGGGACGAACCCTGCGACATCATGGCGGTGATGAGGTGAGCCGCCTTTTCGGGGATGTAATTGACTTCCGTCGTCACATCCTGACCCGACGCCAGACCAATGGCCGAGCGATGGAAGGCGAAGGTTTTGCGAATGGTCGAAGCAATCGGCAGACCCGAATGCGTCATCCACATGAAGCCGAGCCAACGCTTGGCGACCATGCCGCCCTTGTAGGGCAACTCGTCGGGGCCAATAAAGTCGGCGTCGGAGAAGGCGGAGATGCCGAGGAGATCAACCCACGCGGCAGGCGAGATGACCCAATAGCGGTCGCCATCGTCCGGCACGTCGTTGGTGCCGAAATATTCGAACACCGTGTTGATCTTGGCCTGCGTCAGACCGTCCGTGCCCGCTTCCGTCGTGGTGTTCGAGGTCGAGTCGAGCGCCGTGATGACGAGATCGTCGGACTTGCGACCGAGCGCATAAGCGGCGTTCTGCGCGACCACCTGACGCTCATCAATGTTGATCTTCAACTCATCGAGCTTATCAACATAGTCAGAAGCGTAGTAATCGGCGAGCGTCACTTCGACGTTCGAATGGTCGATGTTCATCACCGGCAGATTGCCGTGACGCGATTTGGTGGTGGCAGCACCCTTGCCGACCTTTTGGAAGGTCGTGGATTTGCCAGTGACATTGCCCTTGAAGCGGACAGAGCCACGCAGTTTCGAGCCCATGCGCTGATACGCCATGTGAACTTCGGACTCGAACTGCTTAATAAAAGCCTGATCAATGGTGAGAGCCATGTCAGAACCCCTTTCAGCGTTTCGGTTTCAACTTCGGGTTCGAAGGTTGTCCGACGTTTACCGCGACCGAGTTGTCCTTTGCAGGGCTCAAGCGGCGCACACGGGCCTTATGACAGCGCACTTTGCCGCTCAGTGCGGTCCACTCAATGGACTGATCGATTTTGTGTAGAGCGCGCCGCCTGGCTGGAAGCCCAAGCCCTTAAACAATTTGTCGGCGACCGCCGGATTGATTTGCGCAGCCGCCCCAATCCTCAGCTCCGCACAGCCATGATGGCGCGCCCAGCCTTCAAACGTCGCCATTAAGCGCACCGCTGCCGACGAGCCGCGAAACGGCGGATCGACATAAAGCGCGAGATCGGACGCATAGGTGCTGTCGGAAAAGAAATGCTCGGCGCGGAAGCCGACAAAGAAGCCGACAATCACCGCCTCGCGTTCGGCCACCAGCATTAAGAAGTCGTCGCGCTCACAGCACATGCGGGCGATGGTGTGGGCTTTTTCCTCGCGGAACGGGAAGATGCGGAACACCGACTCGTCATGCATTTGCTGAGCTAACGCATAGACGCGCTCAAAATCGTTTGGCTCGTAAAACCGCACCTTCACGCGCGTGCGCCATATTTCTTCTGGAAGTAGGATTCGACCTTCTTAATATAGGTCGGATCGCGGTCCGTCGGCGACCAATAGCGCCGGTCCTGCATCATTTTGTTGATGTCGGCTTCGGTGACTTGCTCCATCGGCACGAACACATCGTCGCTGCCTGCCTCGCCCCGCACCATCTGCATGAGCTTTTCCATCACCTTGACGCCCTGCGCCGTGGTGCAAATCTGCTCGATGACGCCGATCTCGCTCTCGTCAAAGTTCTGGCCGACCCATAGCCCGACCGCTTCAGTGCGGGCTTTGGCATTGTCGCCGAGCGCTTTGAGTTCCTGTTCGGGATTGGGCACATCTTGCGCGCGGGCTTGTAGATACATCTCAATACCGCTCTTGAACGTCTCTTGGTCAAAGCCGTTCTCGAACGCAAACTCGGCCCACCATTTGGTCAGCGGGTGCTCGGCCATGACGCCGACATCGGCCCCCTCAATCGTTGGCAATTCATATTTCTCGGGCGCTTCGGGGCGACCTTGATAGGCTTCGGCGGCCAATTCATCGATCAGCTTGGCGCGCAGATCTTCTTCTTTGGCGCGATAGGTCTTTTCCAATTCGCCATAGGATTTGGCGAGGTTTTCGTAAGCCGGTTCATTGTTGACCCAAAACTTCTCCGGCAGCCATTCGGGCCGCGCTGGCGCTTCGGTCTGCGTCACCGCATCGGTGATCTGGTCATTGACGGCGGTTTCGGTCGGGGCTGTGGCAATCAAGCTCTCAGACATGGTGTCCTCTTGCGATGCGTTGTTCGATGATGCCGACGAGATAGCGCATGCCTTCGCGGTGCATCAGTTCATGCGGCTGCACGTTCGGGCCGTGCACCGCTTCAATGGTGATCTTGCGCAAATAGGTGAGCACTTCACGGCCCGCCTCAGAGGCAAAGGTCACGGCAAACAGGCGATTGAGTTTGTGTTCGTCGTCGGGGCTGCGCACGAATCCGTCAGGGCCCAACGCCCCCGGCTTGGCTGTTCGGGTCATTCATTTGTCCCATGCTTTGCGTCAACTGCTGGACGAGTTGCGCTCTCTCCTGATCCGAGCGCAGCAAGCGTTCGGGCACGCCATATTTGTCGGCAAGATATTTGGCGGCATCTTCCGACTTGACGAGCAGATTGACCAATTGCGGTCCGAAGCGGCTGCCGACCAACATCACGAATTGATCGAACGCCACAATGTCTTGCTGCGCTTGTGCCTGCGCTAAGGGGCTGGTCGAGCGCACCTTGACCTCACGGCCATTGACCGTCGGCACTTTGATGCGGCCTTGCTTCTTAAGGATATAGACCACCCGACGCAGCACCGGATTGACGAACTCGGCCTGCAAGCGCCCGAACGCCGCGCCGATCTGACGCGACAGATCCGCCATGCGCTGCGCCACTTCGGTCGCGCTCATCGGCGTCTTGTCGGGATTGCCGAGCATGTCGTTGTAAAGCGCCTTGCGAATGTTCATCCGCATGTCGCTTAACACCAATTGCGCGACATCAAACGAGCCCGCGCCTTGCACGGCGCGCAAGCCTTGGCTGCCGGGGGCGACCGGGATCACCGTGCCGGGCACCAATTGGATGGTGTCGGGATTGACGACGCCGTCATCCTCGACCGTATACATGCCCGAGATCGCCATTTGCGCATTCTCAAGGATCAGCTGCACGGTCAGATTGCACGTCTTGACCGCCGCCATGGCGTTCATCAACGGGCCACGGCCATAGGTTTCGCCAGCCGATTTGGCCCAGCGGAACGCCACAAACGGGCAAGAGCCCGCGCCCTTATAGGTTTCGCGGTAATAGACGTGCTTGGACTTCTCGCAAAACACCACACGGCGATGTTCTTCATCGAGCGAGCCATAGACGCGATAGGTGCAATCGATCAGCTTGACTTGCTCATCGGTGCCTTCGGCCAGTTTGCGCGCCATGTCGGTCGGGATATTCGCCTTGGGATAGGCGACCTTGATGTTGGACGCGCGCAGCGCGCGTTCCCGCGCAATGAAATCGATCTTGTCGTCAGGGCCAGTGTCGAGCACCAATTGCGTCAACGGCACGGCGGTAAACAGCACCGGGTTCAGCGCATCGCCTTCTTCGGCGTAAAGGCAGCCAGTCGACACCGCGAGGTCAAGGAAGCTCTCATGCGTCTCTTGCGCGAAGTTCGAGTTTTGTAAAATCTCGAACAGATAGTCGGTGACCTTCTCAAGCGCTTGATCGACTTCGGCGCGTTGGTCGGACGGAATCTCAGAGCCCGCGACGAGTTCGGCCCAGCGGGCGAAGTTTGGCACGAGGCCCGATTGCAGGCGTGAGGCAAACTCCTGCACGCCGACCACTGCCGTCTCATCGAAGATCTTGTCGGTGCGCGATTGCCCTTGAGCTTGGTCGTAGAACGACTCGCGCGACGGCATGGCGTATTCATAGCATTCTTCGAATTTCGACTTCCATTGATCCTTGATGGATTTGGCACGGCTAAACCGCGCGCTGACGCGGCTGACCTCGTCGCCCTTCGCCGTCTGAAGCGGTTCCACCAAGATCATCGAGCGATTAGCCCATCATCTCGCGGCCAAAGCCCGAGCCGCCCCGGCGACCGGAGATCAGCGAACGGAAGCCATAAGAACCGGACGAGCGCACCACATCTTCTTGCAGTGCCTTTTCCTTGTTCTCCGCCTTGCGCGTGGCTTCGTCGGCCTTCATCAACTCCATCTGCTCTTTCTGCTTCTTGAGCATTTCGAGTTGCAGGGCTTCGCTTTGCATCTGCGCAGCCGAGGGTTTAGGGCTTCCGCACATAGGCCATCCTCCGTTCCATGTCAGAGCACTGGCGATCAAACGCCAAACTCACAATGGACCGAAACGGACACGGGGGATGCGCGGGCCGGTCGGGCGGCGCGCAAACACGTCATAGTCGCGGCGCGCATTGACCGGCGTGGCGTTGCGCCCGGTGTTGAGCAGCGCCCGGCCTTCGCCGCCGCCGATCAGCGCATATTGCAGCGCGTCGTGGACATGCGAGAACTTGTTCTTGTCAGGCTTTTCCTCATACCGATCGGTGCCCGAGACTTGCAGGCGGCGATATTGGTAGCCGCCGCGAAAGCCTTTGATCAGGTTGATGCAGCGCGGGTCGACAATGAACGCCGCTTGGCCATCGATCAGCCGGTTGAGCGCCGTCGCCACGGCTTCGAGACGCAGCGCCACATCATTGTTACCAGCCGGGTAAGCCTTGATGCCAGCCGAGCGCAGAATTTGGAACGGGGTGCGCTCGTCGGTTTGGGCGCGGTAGTCACCGGCAGGGTCGCCATAAACCAAAGCTGTGGCACCGGGGAACCGAGTGGCCAATTCCGTTCGGAACAATTCAGCGAAGCGGACGATACCCATATCTTGCGCGACGAGTTCGTGCAGGATGATCCATTTGCCGCGCACATTTTGCGCAAAGATTGCAGCGGGCGTGAGCCCAAAATCCATGCCGACCAAGAGCGGAACATTCGGCACAGGCAAAATCGGCTCGCGTGCAACGTGCAACTCCTCGGTGAACATCGGATAGACCGGCTTGCCGTCAGTCAGGCTGCCAAACTTGTTGAGCACATAAACATCGATCCAGCCTTTGGCCTTGCCGCGAATGATGTCGGGATAATAATTCGGCGTCAGGTTCTGGCGGTTCTCGGCTTTCGGATTGAGCGTGTAGCCGGTGATCTCGCCCTCGGCGGTCTTTTGCTCAATCATGCCGCCCGGTTGGTTGAAGAACGTCCATGTCTCGGGCTTGACCAGCATCAGGGCTTCTTCGCGGCTGATGTGATCGGGCAGGGGGACTTCGCCTGCCATGATCGGCCACCAATGATCTTCATCAGGCGCGTTGGTGTCGGCGATCACGCCATACCAAGACGGCCCGCCATCCTTCATCGAGGGAAAACGGCCCACGCGCATGGTGCAAGCGTCGACAATCGCCTTGGGAAGCTCACGCGCTTCGTTAATCCAGACGCCGGTCAACTCCAAAGACAGGAGCTTTTTAATATCTTCGGGCCTGTCGAGCGCCAGAAAGATCACTTCGAGATCGAGGTCGCCCTTGCGCAGCCGGTGCGTATAGGGCGGCGGATGCCATAGCATCTTGCCCCATTGATCCTCGGGGAACCAATCGAGCCATGTTTTGATCGTCGTCGTGCGCAGCTGCGGGTAAGAGTTTCGCACCACAGCCCAGCGCGATTTGCGAATGCCATCGGGGCCGGGCTTTTGCTCAAGCGCGTGCATCAAAATGGTGATGCAGCAGCCCGCCGATTTGCCCGAGCCGACCGGACCGCGCAGCCCCCGAAAGAACGAGCGGTCCTTCATGAAGGCTTTGAGAACCTCGCCGCCCGGCTTGTAGGATAGCGTCACGCCACCAGCCCTTGGTCGACCGCCTTCTTGACCAGTGCCGCCGCCACCTCCGGTCCCCACGCATCGATGAGCTTGTCGCACTCGATGTTGGTCAGAAGATGCGCCGGGTAATGGGCGAGATGGACTTTGCGCACAATGGCGCGCAGCCGCTCACGGTCGGCCTCCGACAAGATCGACGCAAAGGTGCCGTCACTCATCGCGTATGCACCAGATAGACAAGGACCATGCCGGTCAAAAGCAGATTGAGAAACTCGCCCAGGCTGACGACGACAAGCATCTTACTTGCCTTTGGGCGGAGCCTTCTTCTTGGCCGCCGCCTTGGCCGCAAGCATCTTCTTGGCCATGGCCGGATCCATCTTCTCTTTGCCAGCCTTGGCGTCCATGGGCTTCTTCATCGCTCAGTCCTCTCAAGCACCACGACCTCGCCACGCGGCGGGTCGATGTAATAGGTCAAGGCATCCAACGTCTTTTTCAGGAAGCGTCTGGATGTCGGCTGTTCGAGGCTTTCGAAGATGAGAGTCAGTTGGGCCACGCACTCGGCGATCTGCACGATCTCCGGTCTGCCGGGCTCAACCACAACAATGTCGTCATCATCCATCGGCCGCTCCGCGAACAGGCCAGACCCTGCACCAAAGCCTGCGATGGACGAATGGACTGATCGAACCTTTGAAGGGGAGAAAATATTTTAAGGCTGCATGTGTGCAGCGGACCTTGAGGGGGAAAAATACAGATCGGGGTCCTCGCTATACAGGAAGGAGCCGAGTTTTGCCCCCCCTCGGTCTCTGTCAGGACAGGTCGATGACCACCCTCAGCTCTCCGTCTAGGCGTTGATCCACCCTGTCAGGAGCCTTCAAGCCAGCTCTATCGAGGATATCCTTGCTCGCTTCGAGCCTGACGTAATCGCTCTTAGCGCTCACAGCCAACTCACGCACGGTTGCCAAGGCTTGTGGTGCAGAGGCCCCGAGCTCCATCACGGTCCTGCGGTAAATCTCTTGCAATATCAATGGGTTCTTGAGAAGTCTGTTGGCTTCAACGTGCGCTGATTTGTCTGCGTAACCGGCGTCTCGCGCAGCCTGTGTGCCGCGTCCGCCATTCGCTACATACGCATCAACGAAAGCGTTCTGTTTCTCGGTCAGCTTGTCTGCCTGTTCGGGCAGTTTCGCGGGGACTTTGGGCATGTCTGCACTCAGGGAGAAGCACGTAATATTTAGATAGAGGGCACTGCATAGATGCTGTCAAGGGACCGGTTGGGCGCTGACGGGCTCTCGTGAACCGAGCCGCCTGCACTCTGTTTGGCGTCTCGGCCCTTACGGGCTTCGATCCCTAGCGCAGACGGTATGAATGGAGAGCGGTGAGGATGGATCGGACGACACCACTCGTCGGCTTGATCGCGCTTTCCCTTTGAATGGCAGCACGCACCGGATTCGCGTGTCTCTGTGGCTTGTAGCCAGCGTGCGTCTTCTGTTGGGCCGTCGCTCCACCGTTGACCTTTGTCCCACGGGCCGTTCGGTCTGCAAGCCCTCGATTTCTGCGGGCAAGGCGGCGCGCCTGCATTCTCATTTGTTGCCCGCAGAAATCGACCTTCGGCAGGGGGCATTGCAGCCCAAGTTCGGCTCCGTGCGCCGAAAGGTTCAACGGCGACGGCCATAAAGAAGACGACGATTCGCCGACTACAAAGGCCCCAGAGGCAGCGCGACCCGGCTTGTATGCCGTTCAAGGTAAAACTGCGCGATCAAGCCTGGAGTGGTGCCGTCCGATTAATTCCCCACCTTTGTGTGTTTAGAAAAAAGCAAAATGAAATCAACCACATACGATCTTAGGAAAGGATCACATCATGGTTCGCTTGGTCACGAAAAAAGAAGTCCCGGTTTCTCCGTTCGCTGCGCCTGTCAAGGCTATCGCTGCGCTGTTTCACAATCCCGTCATTCGCCGTGCAGGCGAGGACGGTGAAGAAGTCCGCAATGGCATGGCCTACACACAGATGATGGTGCTCGCCGGTATAGCGCGGACCGTCTGCTATCAGCTCAATCTCACCAAAGACAAGCTGGATCAGGCGCTCAAGGATGTCGCACGCCTGCAACGTGAGCATCGTGGCGACGAGATCAGCGAGAACAAACTCAACCGCGCGTGCGATTGGGTTGAGCAGCTAGAAATGCAGGAAGCCACGCTCACGGACATGCTGCGTGAGACGAAGGCCGTCTATGCCCTGCACACCGGCAAGGAGTTCGTGGAACCCGAGCCGAAGCTGCCGCCCCGCAAGGTTCCCACATCAGATGCGATGGCGCGTGCTGCTCGCTTCACCAAGCTGGACCCCAGCCTGATGAACACGAACGGCGTCGAAACGCAGGACTGAGAGGTGATGGCCGGGAGCGCAAGCTCTCGGCCTTTTTTTGTGCCACCGAAAGGAAACAGGAGAGCACAATGCGCATGTATAAAGTCAGATACGCCTACAAAGGCGAGCGGCATAACTGGTTTGTGCAGGCCGCTTCTGCCACCGCCGCTAGGTTGTGGCTGCGTGCCCAAATCCCCGCCGACATCATTTCCGTGCAGCAGATTATGCCTGTGCGCTAAGGCGGAGCGACCATCGTGAACATCGATCTCAACCCCTATCCCGATCTGGTCGGGCAATTCCACGATTGTTTCCTTACATGGAAAGAACGCTGGGAACGCAACGAAATCACCAGCCGTCACTACATGCTCGAATTGTTGAGCATGCAATCATCTATCCATCATGAGTTGCGCCGCATCGCACGCACCACCGACGTGGAGAAATACTATGGCAATTGAGAACACCACCTTCCTCCGCCATGTGCAGCAAGCCTTGGCCGACCGGCGTCATATATGGGACGAGGGCTGCGTCAGCCATGGCGAGTTCATCCAAGAGCTTGCGATTGCGCAGCTGTGGTTGGCGCGCACGATCTCCGAAGTCAGCGAGATTGTGCAGGATGCCGAGCATCGCATGAGCCAGCTTTGGTATATCCCCGATAACGCAGTCGTGGATGACTCCGTCCTTTACTGATCACACCTCACACTCACCGCAAGGGATCGGCGCGCAAGCTCCGGTCCCTTTTTTTATGGCCCGACCATGGTGGTCTGGCACTTCCCACTTGGAGGATACAACAATGCAAGACGACTTCCTGATCGAAGCCTTGGATGCGCGCGAAATCCGTTTGGTCGCCGCTTGTCTCGGCGTGCAACTGATTGGCGACAGCGACAAAGACGATGCGACCATCTTCAATTCGCTGTTCGATGTTTGGGACGAGGATACGGACAAATGAAAGAACCCAGCGTCGACGAAGAAACATTCCTGCTGACCATGATTGTCATTGTCAGCATGAGTGTCGCGTTCGTGATCGATATTTTTGTGCGTTGAAAGGACACATCATGAGCCGCAACCCCAAGCAATATCTTTTGGTGCATTGGGACTATTCAAAAGTTTCAATGGTCGAGATGACGGCCGAGACCATCCGTGCCTATCAATTGCTGTTCCGCCCCGATCAATTGTGGCGGCTGCAATGGGCCGAGGATGGTCGCGCCTTGTGCATCGACAATGCCGATGCCACCGAGATCGACGGCCCCAAGGTCGAGATCATTTCGCATCGCACTCGGCAACGCATGATCGAGCGGGGCTTCCCCAAAGACGCCGCCGCCAACGACAATGCTGCGTTGTCTGACGAGATCGAAGCTATGCTAGCGAGCGAATGATCGAGACTGCCACACCCAACACATCGCTGTTCTCAATGGGCAGCGCTATGTGTTGGGGGTTGGTGCTCTTGGGCATCAACACGGGCGGGGCATAGATCCCCAAATGCACACGGCTCGCAATCTTCATTAAGCAAATCCGCCCCTTGGCGGGTTTATAAAGACGCGGCGGCTCGCAAATCAGGGTGTCGCCGACGCTCACGCCACCAAGATCCAACGCATCGCTCTCGCAGTTGACCGCAAAAGCTTCCGACGATGCGGCCATCGTGGTCGGGACATGGCCTATAGGCTTGAACCGCGCCCGGCCCAGCGAAGCCCAGCTGCGCAGCGGCACCATATGGACTGGCGTTGACGGCACAGCACTGCCCAATTCCGGCAGGCTTCCAGCCACCATCGCCAGCTTCGAGATCGTGTCGGACGACGGCACAATAGTCGAGGCCGGGTTCAGAAACCGGGTGATGTTGGTGGGCGACGTGCCCGCCAGCTTGGCCCACCGATTGGCGGTCCAATTCTTCTCGCTCAACACCGACCGCATCCAGCGGCGAATGGCGTCTCGCGTCTCAGGTGGCACGTCCCCACGCATACGACTCTCCTTGGGCGAGGTCGCACAATACTTGCATTCATGCAGTTGTCGAGCCTGCATGTATGCAGTAGCTTAACCGTATGAACGACCCAGTGATTCGCTCCTATCATGACCAGCTTGTGAAGCTGGCAGCCCATGACCCGCAGCGGTTGAAGGATGCGTTTCTGTCAGCCGGGGTCCCCGACAGCACCTATTACCGGATGCTGAATGGACAGGACATCCGCTATGGAACCGCACGCAAGGTTGCCCGCGCTCTTTCGCAACCCCATCCGCCGTCCGCTTAAACCGCACACGGCGATCCCGACCCCGATGGAACAGCAATTCTACAAGGATCTGATCGGGGTTTTGATTACGACGCGCAAACAGATTGGCATGAGCCAAGAACAATTGTGCGAACGGATCGGCGTGTCGGATGGGCTCGTCAACAAATGGGAAAGCGGAGCCCGCTTGCCCTCGTCTTTCTACCTCATGTGTTGGTGCATCGCCTTGGGCTTGCGCCTCATTCCAATTGGGATCGACCATGCCGAAACCACGACTGCCCGTCTCGACGCGTGAAGCGCGCGGCTCAACCCGCAAGGGAAAGTATAATGCGCAAGGCCGTCATGTGGATGGCCATTGGTTTGCGTCATCCTCAGAAGCCACGCGCTACGAACAGTTAAAAAAACTGTGCGAGACCGGACAAATCGACCGGCTCGAATTGCAGCCATCCTATCGCATCGTCGTCAATGGTCTGCCGATCACCACCTATCGCGCCGACTTCCGCTATGCCGTGCTCGATGAGCGCGGATCGATCGATCGCATTGTGGTCGAGGATGTCAAAGGCATGGTGACCGATGTCTATGTCATCAAGAAGAAACTGGTCGAAGCGCAATACGCGCTGACCATCACCGAAATTCCAGCCCGTCAAGTGCCAGCATGGGAAGGGCGTGTGGCGTGAGCATGGCGCGCGCCCCTCTTGGTGAGGGCGCGCTGATGCCCCCGCCCCGGAGAGGAAAGAGAGATGAGCATACCGACCACTGATTTACGCGCCGATGATTACACGTCGTGGCTGACGACGGTGTGGGATGCGCTGCATGGGTTTCGTGAGGACTGCATTCCGGAAGGCGATGCGCTGTTCGATGCGCAATGGGATGAGATTTGCACGGCCATGGCGTGGATCAGCGAAGCGCTGCAACGCCAAATGGACGTCGAACCATGAGCATTGAAGCGCTGAATTGGGCGCTCAATTACAAGCTCGATAAGCCTGCCTTAAAAGCCGTGCTGATTGGCATTGCCAACCATGCCAACCCGCAAGGCGAAGCATGGCCCAGCAAACAAAGGCTCGCGCTCTACACCGGCTATTCAGAACGCCAAGTGCAGCGCGCCATTCAAGAATTAGAAGCGCTCGATCTCATCGTAGTGCGCGAGCGCAACGGTCTGACCAATGTGTTTGTCATCACGTCAATGATGGTGGGGGGAGACATGGTGTCTCCCGGGGGGAGACAAGGTGTCTCCGGGGGGGAGACAGTATGTCTCCCTAACCATAAAGAACCATCACAAACCAAACTCTCTAATGCGCAACGCGCCACACGGTTGCCGCCCGATTGGCAGCCGAATGATAGCTTGTTGGCATGGGCCAAAGACAATCATCCACTCATCGAGGTCGATCATGAAGCCGCTCAGTTCCGTGATTACTGGCTTGCCTCTGGCGGCACCAAGCTCGATTGGGATGCTGCCTTCCGAACATGGATCCGCCGCGCTCGTCCCATGGGCGCAACGCGATCCAGCGCTGCACGTCCCACCAGTGCCGCCTTGGTTGACGCCAATCGTGACAAGCTCCGTCGCGTATTGGGCGACGTGGCTGGCGATGAAGCGCACGCTACCACCCGATACATCGAAGGAACATTTGTGCGCGACCCTGCATGACGCAGTGCTTGGCGTGCGGCAGATGCACGCACCCGCGTCGCCGCAGAAGATCGGCAAGACACTCGAAGGCATGGCGCAAGTGTTTCGTGCAGCACTGCCAGAAGATCTTGGGCTGCGCGGATACA